CTTCCTGCGCCGCCTTGGCCTGCTCTGCCTTCCATGCCTCGAGCTGCTCCTGCGCAGTCTGCCGGGCCACCTCGGCTGGATCGGGCGGCTGGCCATCCGCGATGATCTGTCTCGTGGCCTCGCTGTACAGCTTGTGGAATGGCACGCCCGCGTGCTCGGCCAGCCGGCGCAAGACGGACAGGGGATCCTTCGGGGCATGCTCGCGCACGAACGCGTGCAGCTCGCGCTCCTTGCCCCACTCTGCCTGCTCCCTGCGCAGGGCTTCGGTCTGCTCCTTCAGTCGCGCCTGAGTACGCACCAGCGCAGCGAATCGCGGCCCGTACTTGTCGTCTTTTTTCGTCTCCTCGCCGGCTTCCGCTGGCTTCTCCTGCGTGGATTCGTCTGCGGCCTGCATGTCCACTACAGGAGCGCTGCCTGCGACGAACCGCCCGCGCGCATCGCGCCAGGTGCCTCCCTCCTTCGTTGCGTCTGCCGTCTGCGTCGTGTCCGCAGCAGCGGGTTCGGTCGCGGCCGTGGTGGCCGTGGTCTCCGTCGTCGTCGTGCTCGTAGTCTCTCCCATGGCTCACCTCATCCTGCGGCGGGTGGAACGAGTGCCGGCGCTGGCGCCAGCTCGGGTGGAACTGGTGCCGTCGCATCCTGCGGCGGCATGGCCGCCAGCGGCGACGGAGGCGGAGGCTCCAGACGCTTCTCCACCGCGTTGATCCACGACCGGAGCAGATCCAGTCGTTCGATTGGCACGTCGGTGTACGACCGCGCACGGTTGTAGGCGTCGAGCCCCACCTGCAGCGCGGTCTGCAGATCCTGGTAGCTCTCGCACTGCGCCACGATCCCTTCGCGCAAGATGTCGTCCACCTGCTTGCGGGCGAGCCTGAACGAGGCCTCCCACGGGTCAGGGTACGCCTTCAGGTCCGGAGTGCGGAGCAGTGATCGCGCCGCTCGCGGGTCGACGTTGCCGACGCTGATCTGCTCCTGGACGCTCTGCACGCGCCCGGGCCCCGCATCCGCCAGGTAGCTCTTGGGCTGCACCTGCATCACGTACGCGTCGCGGTCCAGGTTGATCTCGTTCCACCGGATCCTCTTCAGCTCTTCGGCCGATCGGTACCGCACCGCGAAGTCCGCCGAGTCGTCGGCCAACTGCGTGGCAGCGTCGATGATGAGCTCGCAGATGTCGAGCAGCAGGGCCTCGTAGGAACGTGCGACGTACGAGAAGCGCTCGCTCTCGATGTCGTGGTACGTGCGGAGCGCACGCCCAGAGTCCAGCCCGACAGGCTTCTGCGCCTGCGCAGAGAGCTGGCTGATGCCATAGATCTCGTAGGCGCGCGACACCAGCGACCAGACCCAGTTGTAGACCTCGGGGGCCACGGCCGGGATGATGGCCGGGGTCGGAGCGGCCCCCGTGTACTCCACGATCGAGTGCAGTCCGTTCGTGAGCTTGGCCTTGTTGACCTTGGCACCGGCCTCGACCATCAGCAGGACGTTGCCTCCCGTCTGGTGCCCCTCCTGGATCTTCGTGAGCGTCTCGTTGATCTCGAGCTGGATGCCGGCGAGCTCGTCGCAGATGCCGACGCCGTGAAACCCCACCGGCTCCGGCTCGAGGATGAAGCGCGCCAGGGGGAACCGCGGCAGCTCCCAGGGCTCCACGATGAGTCCAGCTCCTGGCACCGCCCAGACGTGACGGCCATCCTTCGATGCCTCGCCGTTCGGCAGGCGCCATGCCTCCACCGTCTTGACCTGGTCCGCTCCCTGCCCGTCGAATCCGAAGTCTGGATCACCCTTGCTGCTGTCGAGCTTGCGGATGGCTTCTTCGTGGTCCGGGAAGCTCTGCAGCAGCACCTCGCGGTCGATGTGCCCGCGCTGGTATCGGGCCCGTGGCGCCCCGTAGTATCCGTCCTGATCGTCTACCGGAGTCTCCCAGGGGTAGCACGCTTCGACCCTCACTCGCTTGGCATCGAAGTCGGGGTAGACCTTGACGTCGCACTCTCCGCAGATGCCCGCGATGTCGAACGCACGCGCCATGACTGCGTACGTCCCGGTCTCATAGATCGCTCCCTCGAGGAACTGCTGCATCTGCTCGGCCGCGGTCTGCTGCGCGAGCGTGCCGCCGTCGGTGAGCACCCACGGTGCGGGCCTGTTCTTCACGATCTTCGCGCGCAAGCTCCGAAGGATGCTCGCCACGACGTTCAGGCTGAGCCATTGACCCTTCGGGCTCACGATGTACGCGTCGGAGGCTCGCCCCGGCAGCCCCATCCTCCCCTGAAACAGCCTCAGGTTCCGCTTGTAGGCCCTATTGCGCGTCTCCTGCTGACGCTCGATAGCCGTGAAGTGCGACACGAGAGCGTCCGCTACCTTCCCATCATCCTCTCGCCACCACTTGGCCGTCTTGCTTTCGTCTCTCATCACATCGTCCCATCCCTGCACCTCGTCTCATCGCGCTGCTTGTCTGTTCGCGCGTCATCTCTTCCACCAAGGCAGATCGTCCTCGTCCTCTGCCGCCTCAAATCGATCCGTGTCCTGCTCCGGAGCGGCGTCCTCGCTGACGTAGTGTCTGCATTCGCGCCATGCGTAGAGCATGGCATCGCAGCAGTGATCGGCGAATCGTCCGTCATATCCGTCCCTCGACTCGGACCACTGCAGGACCGCCATTTCCTCGAGGAGCTGCCCACACGCAGGCTCTACGATGCGCAGCTTGCCCGTGCGCAGGTCCCCGTTGATCAGGTCCACGTACCCCATCTTGTTGTTCTTCTCGGCCTCCTTCACTGGGATCCGGAAGCGGCGTCGGATCTCCTCGATGTACCCCTTCCCCAACCCGCCCTGGTCGCACACGATCGCGTGCGGGTGATACCTGCGCTCGAGCTGCTCGAGCCAGCCGCCGACCTCGCTCGGCGTGAGCATGGGCCTCTTCTCGCTGCTCACGACGAACGCAGACGCACCCCGCTGGTATCCGAGGACGGTCGCCGCGGTGGTCTCGCGGACCGCACTCGCGCCCAGGTCGATCGCGAGCACGTGCTGCAGCCCCGGCTCTGCTGCGAGCACCAGGTTGCGCGCGGGGTCGAACCCCGAGAACACCAGGGAGTTCTCATCGCGGCACCACTCTCCCAGGTACTCCCGGCGGTACGCCGGTGTGGCCTCCGTCCACCCGCGCTCCTCTCGCACCGTGGCCAGCTTCTGATCTGCCGTGGCCGCGAACTTCGGGTTCTGCCGCATCGTCCACCGGTACGTCGGCCATGACTTGTGCCCCGCACCCTGCACCGTCGCCTCGTAGAACGGACCGGCGAGCACAGCCCCCGGCGTCCCCACGAGCCAGATGTCTCCGCCCCAGTCGAGCAGTGCTGGCTCGAGGACCTCCTCGACGAGATATCGGAGCGACGCAGGCCCGAAGCTGGCCGCCTCGTCGATGATGGTGCGAGCGTAGGCTTGCCCGCGCAGGCGTTCCACGCAGTGCTCCGCGTCGGCTCCGGCCAGGTGGATCTCGGAGCCGTTGGCGCATCGCGCCGTGAGCGTCGTGTTGTTCATCACCAGACCGAGGCCGAGCTGCGCGTTCATGCTCGCCAGGGAGCGCCAAAGGATGTCGCGTGCGGACCGTGCCGTCAGGGCGAGGTACAGGGCGATCGAGCCGGGATGCCGGTGTGCGGTGTCGAGCAGGCCGCGGATGGCCGTGTCGGTCTTTCCGCCGCGTCGGCCGGCGAGCACGGCCTTGCGTGCGTGGGTGTCTGCGAGCACGGCAAGCTGCGCCGCGTGCGCTCCGCGGTGCCACGGTGGAGGGGTCAGCCCGAGCTGGTCTGCCACGACGAGCAGGACTTCGGGCGACACCTCTAGCGCACTCACGACGTCTTCCTCTTCGGTGCCGTCGCGGGCTTCTCTGCTACTGCTACGGCGTCGAACTCGATGTACCTGGCGACGTTCTCGAAGGGGATCCCGCTGCGCTCTCCGTTCCGTCGCAGCACGCGCACGACCCGCGCGCCCTCGTCGGCATCCAGCTCGACCAGGTCGGGGTCGCCGATCACGTCGAGGAAGGACACGCGCGATCCGAACTGCTGCATCGCCACGGTGTCACGCAGGTAGACATGTTTTACTTTCGGCATGGTTCACACTCCAATCACGAGCCATGGCCTGAACTCCCACGAATCGGGCACTCGGATGCAGTCCGAGCAGCTCGTGCGGTGGGAGAACCAGACCGGGGTGGTGCTGCTCCGGTCGATGCCGGCGGCAGCGAGCAGATCGTTGGCGACGCCGGCACGCTGCTCTGGGCGTCGCACGTGCACGTAGTGCAGCACCGTGGGGCATCCACCCGAAGGCGGCTCGAAGCAGATCCATCCCACGATGAACCCGAGGGCCGCACTGTGCTCGGCGACGAGCACCTGGCAGGGGTCGCTGGTGAGACCGCGGACGACCGAGGACCAGCGTTCGGCCATCTCCCGCTGCGGGATGGCCTTGACCAGGCGCACGGAGGTGCGCTCGCGATAGGACTGCACCCACGAGTCGCGCACGTACTCGAGCTCGGCCGCGGTGGCCTTGCGGAAGCGCATCTCACTCATTCCCCATCTCCTGCAGCTCTCGGGCTGCTGCATGTCCTGCCTCCACGAGCCGCTCGAGCAGCTCCCGTCTGGGGAGGCCTTGGACGATCGCGACTTGCTGGGTCACCTCGACGTGGGTGGTGGAGCTGCGGTCGAGCTCGCCGGTGACCTCGGCGAGGAGCTCGAGGTAGCCGCGCAGCTCCCGGATGGGCCTGCACGCGGTGGAGATCGCATTGAGGGCCAGGCGCTTGTCGCTCCCTGCGCTCGCCAGAATCTTCTCGGCCTCAAAGACGAGCCGCCTGCACCGTTCGATGTCCTCTCGGACCTGGTCGAGGAGGCTGCCGGCATTCGTGACAAGCTCCTCCGCACGCGCATCGGCGATGGCCCCGATCACGTGGGGTTTGTGCCGGAACAGGGCAGACACCGATGTTTCGTGCTGTTTCGCTATGTTCCGCAACGGGACATTCGCGACGAGCAACCGGTCGATCTGCTCCCGATTGGGGTGGGAGCACACGGTGCAGGTTCTCACGCTACCCTGGTTGCCTCCTGTGTTGGGGTGCACTGCGCTTTTCGCTGCTCTTGGGCAGCGGTGACGGCCTGGAAGTTCGAGAGGAGACAGAGACGTACCGAATCCGGAAGGGGCCCGTGCGAGTGCACAAGCATTGGCCCATCCGCCAGCGAATCCACCTCGATTCCAAGCCGGAACCTCAGGGCTTCCAGCCATCCACGTGGGACCGAGGTGGCCACCTCACGAGCGGGGGACACGGCGGCTGGCCGACCATCCGGACGCTCTAGGATCCTCGTTTCAGGCTGGGGGAACCCTTCGGTTCTACCTGCGCCCCGGCGTCTGGCCGGGAGCGTGGATGCTTTCAGCGCGCAGATCCACTGGGCATACCGCAGCAGGATCTGCCGTCCCTCGTTGGAGAGGACGCCGCGAGGCGCTTGAACTCGCAGCTGGCCACGGTCGTCGTAGAGGAATACGCCGCGACTCTCGATGTTTCGGAGTACCTGGTCAAGGTCGAGGCCTTCAGGCTGAACCTTCCGAACCGTCTCCGAACCGTCTCCGAACCATCCGGCACTCATTGAAAATCACCTCCAAAGGCCGGGATTGTAAGATGTTCTGTTTCACCGTCTGAACCAT